GTAAGCAACATGCCCGTCCCCAAGACGCTCCCCACCGCTTCGTGGGTCACGTCATCCGGTTCGGGCCGCAAGCCTTACACCGATGTGGGCCTGAAGCCCGCGACGCTGACCGCCGAAGAAGTGGCGGCCGTGATCGCCATCCCAGACAAGATGATCGAGGACACTTCGATCAACCTCTGGGGCTACTGCCGCCCGCTGCTCTCGCAGGCGATCGCGATGGCGCTTGACGGCGCGGTCTTGTTCGGGGTCAACGCTCCCGCGACGTTCCCGGCCGGGGGCGTCCGCGCTCACGCCGCAGCGGTGAACGCCGGGGCCGACGCCGCCGACACGATTAACAAGACGATGGGGGCAGTCGAAGGGCAAGGGCTCGACCCGGACGGCACCGCCGCAGACCTGACCGTCCGGTCCCGCCTGCGGGGGCTTCGCGCCACGACCGGCGAGCTTATTCTCGGCGTTCAGTCGCTCGGCGACTACCAGGTCCCGACGCTTTACGGCGTCCCGGCCGCTTACACCCCGTTCCAAGGCAAGGCGGGCGTCGCCCCGGCCGACGTGATCGTCGGCGACTGGGACTGGGCCGTGCTCGGCGTCCGGCAGGACATCCGGTTCCAGATCGACCCGTCTGGCGTGATCGCCGACGCGTCGGGAGTCGTTCAAGTGTCGGGCTTCCAAGACAACGTGACCCCGATGAAGGTCTGGGCAAGGTTCGGCTTCGTGATCATTGACCCGGTGACCGTGCTCGTCCCGGCCGGGGCCAACGCGTTCGCGAAGTCGGTCACGTCCGCCGCGACGGGCACCGCGCCGACCGCTGTCGAGGGCGACGAAGCCGAAGACGAGCCCGCGCATAAGTCGGGCGCTCGGAAGTAAGGGCGCGAGACGTTGGCGACGCCGCGAGTCGTTCTCGACTGGCAAGCGTGGGCACCACCGCTCAACCCGCCCGATCCGGGCGGGCTGCCAGCGGACGCCGCGCAAGCGATCGCCGACGCGTTCTGGCTGACGAACCCGCATCTTTGCTCCGCGCTTCAGTGGGAAAGCTACGCCGCGACGCTGCCCCCAGCGCCATCGGTCGCGCAGGTCTCGACTGGCGCGCAAGCTGTCAGCTACTCCCCGCCGATGCCCGGCGGCGACTACGGGGCCGCGATGTCCCGCGCCGCCTGGCATCGGTCGCTCATGGCTTCGCTTGACACCGCCGTGCTCGTCATCGCGCCGCCCGGCGACGTGCCCGGGGTCGGCGCAGACCTGCCGCCGTGGTGGCCGAGTTGGCCGCCGGATACGCCGCCGACCGAGCCGCCGCCAGTGCTGACGCCGGTCGCGCCCGTCGCCGCGTTCACGTTCGACCCGGCGACGCCGAGCACGCAAGACAACGTGACCTTTGACGGCACGACTTCGACGGGCGGCGCGCTTGACGTTGCCGACCCGCTGACCGAGGTCATCCGTTACGACTGGCTATTCAACGGGGCGACGACCCGGAGCGGGCCGGTCGTGACCTGGCGGCTGCCGTCAAGCGCCGGGAACGTGACGTGCTCGCTCACCGTCTACGACGAGAACGGCGCGACGGACACCACGGTTCAGGTGATCACCATATGAGCTTGCTTCTCGCGCCCGATTACGTCGCGCTTTACACGCCGCCCGGGACAGCCGACGAGCACGGGTGGGCGCTCGCCGACGCCGCCGCCGAGCCGGACTGGGCCGGGCAAGGCAGTCTTCAGCGCGCCCCGGGCCGGTCCGACGACGCCGCCGGGCAAGGCGGCGGGCACGGGCCGCGCGATCCGGCCGCGAGCGCGCTCGCGGTGATCTTCTTGCCGACCGACGCGCCCGTCGCCGATGGCACGATCGCCGAGGTCGGCGGGCAGTGGTGGGCGCTGTCTCAGACCCGGCTCGTCGGCGATCCGCGGGGGACCGGAGATCTCGATTGCTGGGCGGCGACCGCGACGCAGACCGATCGCTTCGGGGGCGTGTGATGGCCGCGACGTTCCGCGTCACCCGCCCCGAAGCGCCGTACATCGTCGCCGACCCCGCGATCAGGGACATCGCCGAGCGACTGCTCGGCGAGGTAGCCGCGCGGACCCCGGTGCTGACCGGGCGGCTCGCCGCCGCGTGGCAGGTGAGCAAGGGCGACCGGCCCGCCGATTACCGGCTGTCCAACCCGGTTCCCTACGCGCGCTTTGTCGAGTACGGGACGCGTTACGACGCCGCGCAGCCGATGATCGGCCCGGTCGTCGCGCAAGCCCGGGGCGGCGGGTAGCCGTGACGACGACCGCGCCGGTATTCGTTCAGCCCGACCTCGAAGCGTGGGTCTGGGCGAACGTCAAGAGCGTTCCCGGGGTCACGTCGTTCTGTTACGCGGTGGTCAACGAATGGCCGCTCTGGAATGTCGCGTATTCGATCCAGATCGACGCCCGCGCCACGACGAAGCAAGCCGCCCGCGACGCCGCCGAGCAAGTGCGGCAGATCGTCGTCGGGCTGCCCGATGTGCCCTGGCCTGACGGCTGGGTCAGCTACGCGCAGCCGGTCGAAGGGCCGTTCTGGCTCGCCGACCCAGACGGAGGCCCCCGATACGTCGCGCGGTATGAGATCCGCGCGCACCCGCCCAACTAGCCCGCCTGGGCGGTCCCGCGCTCCCGATGATCGCGGACCGTGCCGCCCAGCCGATCGGAAAGGAACGGCAAGCATGACAGCGACAGCGACACCGGAAGCCCCGCCGAAGCGAAACGGCGAAGCTCCCAGCCTGGAAGTCGTCACCTACGCGCTCAACGGCAAAGAGGTCAACGTCGGCACCCCCAACGGGGCTGGCGTCTATCTCGCGCCGCCGGGCACGGCGGGGCCGACTGACACGGTGACCGCCTGGCCCGTGGGGTGGAACATTCTCGGCTACATGAGCGACGCCGGGCCGACGTTCGCGCAGAACACGAACAAGCAAGACATCATCCCCTGGCAATCCATGGTGCCAATCCGCTCGCCAGTCACCAGCCGCGAGATCACGCTTCAGTTCATCATGTGGCAACTCAACTCGTTGACGCTCGCGCTCTACTTCCAGACGAGCCAGCCGACGCCCATCGCTGACGGGTCGTTCAGTATGCCCGTCATCACGACGCAGGCCGGGAAGCAGTGGGCCGTGGGCGTGGACACGATCGACCAGGGCCGGGCCGTTCGCTTCATCGCGACGAAGGCTCTCGTCACCGCCAACGGGAACATGCCGATCACCCGGGGCGCGGCCGTGCCGCTTGACACGACGCTGACCTGCCTGGACGACAACGGCACGATTTTGACCGTTCTCGTCGGCCCGCCTGGGCCATGAGCCGGGCCGCCAGCAACGGGCGGTTTGACCTGGACGCGGCAGCCGCGGCTGCCGTCGCCGAGAGCGAGCCTGCCCCGTTCCTGTTCAGCTACAAGGGCGCGGACTACGAAGTTCCGCCCGCGACGAGTTGGCCGCTCGAAGCTCAATCGCTGATCGGCAAGGGCGAGCTTGAACGCGCGCTAGTGATGCTGCTCGGCCAAGAGCCCTACGAGCGGCTCGTCGCCGCCGGGATGACAGTCGGGGAGCTTAACGTCCTATTCACGGCGGTGGGCGAAGCCGCCGGAATGGGAGACCTCCCAAACTTGTCGCCGCCTGCGCCAGCCGGTTCGACCCAGACCTAGAGGCCGCGATGCAAGCCGCCTACGGGCTGGACGTGACGAGCCCGGACGTGTCGCCGCGGCGCGTCTGGGTGCTGTCGCAACGGCTGCCGCCGTGGGCGCGGCGACCGGGGGAGGACTGGTCAACCGAAGCTGACTTGCTCGCGCTTCTGGTCGATCACGTCGCCGACCTGACATGGCTCGTCGCGCGTCTGGGCGGCTCCCAGAACGCGACCAGGCCGCAACCGCTGCCGAGACCAGCGGCGCGCGCCGCGAGAGCCGCAGAGCCGCGCCCAGAGCCGCGCGCGGCACGTTCTGACGGATGGGGGCTGGCGCTCGCCGGTCAGCTAGGCGGGGTGCCGGGCGTGGCGGTGCACGATGGCTAGCACCTACGGCTCGCTCGGCGTTGACGTTCACGCCAACACCAAGCCGCTCGAACAAGAGATCAAGGGGGCCGCCGAGAAGTCGGGGCAACAGGCCGGAACGACAATCGGCAGCCACCTGTCGCGCGGCATGTCCCGGCTCGGCGGCGTCGCCGGGGCAGTCGGGAAGGCGACCGTCACCGGCCTGGGGCTCGCGACGACGGCGGCCGTCGCGTTCGGCGTTCACGCGTTCAAGGCCGCATCGCAGGTCGAAGCGATGAACGCCAGCCTTGGCGCGATGGCCAAGGCGAACCACGTCAGCATGGCGGCCGTCACGTCGAATATCGACGCGATGCGACGGCAGGGCATCGCCTACAGCGACGCGCAAAGAACCGTGGGCGATATGGTCCGCGACCATATCAGCCTGTCGCACGCGACCCAGCTTTCAACGATCGCGCAGAACGCCGCCGC